CGAGGTCGCGCGACGTGTGCTCCCACGTCGGGACATCCGCGTTCGACGCGTCGAGCACCGTGTACGAATCGGGGTTCTCGTCGCTCGGCGCACGCAGCGCGGTCGGCCGCACCACGAGATCGGTGCCGACGAGCGGCGCGACCGCGTACGGCCGGTAGATCGAGCGCTCCAGCCACGTGGCCCGCTCGCTGGCGGTCGTGATCCGCGCCCACACCTTGGGCGTCGAGAGCGCGAGCAACGCCGTCATCGCGGTCGAGTCGTAGTTGACCGGGTCGCCGCCGTAGTCGCCGTCGAGCACGTCCTTCAAGAGCTGCATCGGGTGAACGCCCGCCACGCCGCCGATGTGCACCGGCACGCCCGGCGAGGTCGGGACGCCCAACGGCCAGTAGAAGCGGCCCACGACGGGATCGGTCGCGCTGAGCCCGTGGCCGGCACCCATGTAGACCCACGCGACGTACAACTCGCCGGACCCGCCGAACGGCGAGAGCGACCCGAGGATCCCCGTCGGCAGGGTCGGGTCGATGATCCCGGCCGTGAGAAACGGGTGGAAGCTGATGACCGTCTTGTCGGCGCCTCCCGTACGGAACCTGAGCGAAGCGAAGTTGCCCGCCGCATTCGACGCCGAAGGCGTGGGCGTACGAGACAGATCCGACGCGAGAGCGAACATGAGCGAGGCCGGGACGCGCGCCACGTAATCGGGCTGGGTGCCCTGCACGCCCTCGTTCGAGATCGTCGTGAGTCTGACCGCGTTGCCGTCGACCTCATCGACGACGTAGGTGGCCGTGCCTGCTGCCAGTCGATCCCTCCACGCGGCCGCGAGGCCGGGCGGGTGAAGCTGCATCGTGTCGGTCGTCCGGAAAATCTCGGTCCGCCGTTCCGTCCATCGTTCGTCGGACACCTCGACGTCGACCAGTCCGCGCTCGGCCTCCGAGTAGTGGCTGATCCGGCCGGTCCCGACCGTTACGAAGCCCGCGCCGGTGTCGCGCTGCACCTCGCACAGCCGGCCGAGCGCCGTCATGCGACCGCCCGAGTTGAACAGCACCGCGTCGGTGTCCTCTTTGCAGCGGATCCGAAACGGGTGGCTGACCGTCGTGCATTTCAGCACGTCGACCGACGGGCCCGACAGGATCGGCGTCTCGGTGATGTCGGCTTGGGTGAGCGTGAGATCCGGCGTTCCGATCGACGAGGCGCCGGCAGCGGCGATGCGGATCCGGTACGTCGCGCTCGCAACCGAGACCGTCATCAGGCGGCCCTCATCTCCGCGAACGCGATCGTGCTACGGAAGACCTTGTGTGCCAGGTGGCGTGCAGGCACGGGCGCGGCGCTAGTGATCAGCTTCACGCTGTCGCTGGCCCAAGCCGCGGGCAGGTCGGCAAAGTTGGCGACCCCGCCCGAGCCGATCGCGCCGCCGTTGATCGACCAGAAGATTTGGAGCGTCGTCGCGGTGAGCTGCCACACGACCTCGACCGTATCTGCGAACGAGACGGCGGCGCTCATCTCGGACTGCGCGATCGACGAGCCACCGGATTGTAGCGAGACCTCGTAACGGTTACCGCTCTGGTCTTTGCGGACGATCAACCGTGCGCTCGACGCCAGCCCGATATCGAAGAAGCCGCGTAGGTCCGGATCGAACGCCGCGCCGATTTCGCCGATCTTGTGATAGCCGGTCATCGGCTGCGGCGCGTGATCGAAATCGGCCGTCAGGTTCTCAACGCCGCGCGACGCAGCCGCCGCAGTCGTCTTGATGTAGGACGAAGCAACCGGCGCGTCGTCCTCCATCTGCATGTAGCCGCCGTAGATCGACGAGGACCCGTCGCCCTGGTACAACGAGATGGAGTCGCCCGTCGCCAGCCGGGCATTCGCCAGGATCGAGGTCGCGCTGTTGCCCACTGACCCCACCAGCACGCAGCGGTAGAGGCCGCCGCCGTAGTCCTCGACGTAGGCACGAGTGAACGCGCCCGTGCCGTTGGCGTCCGTATTTCCGACCGCGCCCGTGTCGAGGTTGAACCACCCCCGGACGTTGTTGCCCCCCGCGCCCGACTCCTGCATCTGGAGGAGCACCCACGCCCGTGTGTTCGCGCGGAAGAAGCCGGACCACGCGCAGTCCACATCCGCCGTCAGTGTAGCGCCCTGCTGCACGAGGTGGCTGGCGTTGGTGCCGTCCTCTATGATCTCGTCGAGCGACGCCACACCGTCCGGTCCGACCGCCTGGTTCGCCGTGACCGACGCCGCCGCCTTCGCCCAATCACTGTGGTCGAGCTCCTCGGACCGCGTGAACTCGTTCTGGCCCTCGCCCTCGAGCAGCGTCGCCGGCTCGCCGTGCAGCCAGTCCGTCCGGAAGACGTTCGGCGTGGCTTCGTTCTGGAGGAGCCCATTCTCGCCGACGTAGGGACCGACCGTACCGCTCCGCGTGAACACCATCCCCGGCAGCAGATTGCCCGCCTTCCAGTAGAACAGCGGAGCCTCTAGGAGGGCCTGCCAGGAGCCACCGTCGATGCGACGGAGGCGGACGTCGACCTGGTGGCGGCGGTCGAACCAGAGGTCGGGGTCCGTCGTGATCTCGCCGGCCTCGACGAGCACGCACGGAAACGACAGGCTCGGAGCCGCGAGCGATGGGAAGTATTCGAGGCTCGCGCCACGTCTACCGGCTGCGACGAACCGCGCGAGCGAGTCCGGGCTACCGTCGAAGCGCAGCGTGCCGGACAGATCCTGCACGCCTGACCCGATCGAGATCACACGTTCGGTGGTGAGATCGGCAGAGCGCCAACGGTGAACCTGCTGCACCGGGTTCACGGTCGGGCGCCGGATCTTCGCGCCGAGGTAGTGCAGGTAGCTCTGCCCGTTCTCGGTCCACCGGAACGCGGCGTCCTGCTTGACGGGCGCGCTCATCCGGGCTGCGGCCGGAAGCCGCCCTCCTCGGCCGTCCTGAACGCCTCGACGATCGCGCGCACCCACTGTTGATCGCGGGCGAAGCTGATCGGGTCACGGGCGGGCGCGACGTTGATCTGCGGCATGGTGCCAGCTGAGACGGAAGCCGGCCCCCGCACGATCTCGGGCCCACGCTCACCGACGATGCCCCAGCCGCCGGAGGGGATGTAGCCGCCCTCGGCAAAGCCGCCGGCGAACGAGCCGATCAGGCTGGAGAAGCCGGCGATACTGCCAACACCCGGAATCGTCAGCCCTGCGATGCTCGCGAGCGACCCGAAGCGTCCGAGCGCGCTGCCGATCTTGGCGAAGACGCCAAGCCCGCCCGAGGCAGCGTCGTTCGCCTCGTTGAGGGCGGCGGTCGCGGCCTCGACCGCGCGCGTGTACGTCTCCCACGAGATGCGGCCCGCGTCGAGATGTACCTGGAGCGCCGCCAGAGTGGCGTCGAACAACTCGGTCGGCGTACGCATCGCCTGGGTGATCGCGAGCGCTTCCCGCATCTCGTCGGTGAAGCGCAGGATCGAACGTCCGGCAGAGTCGAACGTCTCGACGGTCAAGCCGGCCAACTGGTCGAGGTTGCCGAACACCGCCGCGGCATTCTCCCCACCCTCGGCTACGAACGCGATGTTCGTCGCGAGCGCGTTGGCCGAACCCGTGAGGTTGAGCAGCGCAGGGTTGACGTCGGTGATCTGCCTCAGATGCTCGGCCAGCGTCGGGGCTGCGTCAGCTGCCCGTTCGAGCGGCTCCACAAGGTTACGGAGGTGCTGAGGCAGTTGCTCGAAGGCCTCGGGCGCGAGGTCACGGAGCAGTGCGACGTTGAGGTCGGTCGTCGAGGGGGCGGCATTCTTGAACCGCTCCATCTCGCTCGCCGCATCCCGCACCTTGTCGTAGACGAAGGCGAAGCCCGCACCGATCGCGAGCAACCCAGCAGCCAGGCCCCCACCCGTGAGGATCGCGGCGAGTCCGCCACCGACGATGATCGCGCTCAGCGCCGTGAACGCGGCCACGGTCGAGCCGATTGCACTCACGAGCGCGCCGACCGCGACGATGACCACCGGGATCGCTGCCGCGACCGCGCCGAGGCTGATCGTCCACGCGAGCGTCGACTTGTCGACGTCCTCGAGGCCTTCGGCGAATCGGGCGACGGCGTCCACGATGTCGATCACGATCGGCAGCAGCGACTCCCCGATCGCTGCTCGTGCCCGAAAGACCGAGTCCGACAGGTTCTCGAACGAGTTACGGGCGCCACCCGACGCGCGCGGCAGGTTCTCGAGCGCCGCGGTGAGTTGGTCGAAGAACTGCTCGGACGTGAGCCCGAGCGCTTCGATGTCCGCGGCGTTGATCGTGCCGAAGGCCTGCTTGAGCGCCGTCGCGACCGCCGGGGCCGTCTGGATGATCGGGCGCAGATCCTGCGTAAGAATCTTGCCGGCGGACGCGATCTGAGCGAGCTGCACGATCACCCGGTCGAGCTCGGCCTTACCCCCGCCGGTCAAGGCAATCGCGTTGCCGAACTGCTCGAGCGTCTGGTTGACCCGCGGGATCCGATTCGACAGTCCCTCGAACGCGACGTTGAGCTGTACCGCGCCCTGGATCGCCTCCTTGAACCCGAGGCCGGGCAGCTCGGCCACCCGTCGCAGCTCGTTGAGCTGCCCCGCAGCCGCTTCCGCCGAGCCGGCCGACACCTCCAGGCCACGGCGCAGCGAGTCCATGTCGACGGCCGCCTTGACCGCAACCACCCCGATCGCGGTGAGCGGCGCCGTGACGCTGAGCGCCATTCTCCGACCGATCCGGTCGAGCGTGCGGCCCGTGTCCTTCATCGCACGGCTCGCACGCGACAGCGCCCGATCGAGCGGGGTCCAGTCGCCGTCGAGCACGACTTCGGGGCGGGCGAGCTCGGTCACGCGAACCTGACCCTACCGTCGCGACGGCCCCAATCAATCAGGGCGGCGCGGAGCGCGTCGACATCGTCCACGACCCCGTCATGATCGTCGGGGAAGAAGTCGGTCCACTTGTACCGCTTCCTGACGCCGGGCGTCGTATTCGCGATCGTCGCGGCGATCAACCCAGCACGCAGGTTCGCGGCACGCTGTAGCTGGCCCTCACGCTCCCGCAGCTGCGCCACGAGCAGCGCCGTGTCCGCGGGGCTCATCGCCCAGAACAGCGCATCGTCGATGCCGGAAGCGAGCGCCCGCGCCCAATGTTGCCGCACGGTCAGCGCTTTGCCTTGGCCGCGGACCCCTTCCTCCGCTTGGGGCCCGCGGCCTTCCCGTTTCCCTCAGCGCCCCCGAAACGGTCGGTCACGAGCTTGGCGGCCGCGTCAGCGATCTCAACGATGTTGCCCTGGTCGAGCAGATCGGCGACGTCGTCGAGCTTCAGGTCCGGGTCGTCGTGCAGCAAGCCCAGCCACACGATGAACCGGATCGCCTTCATCTGCTGCGAGCCGAGTTGCTCGGACAGATCCTGCATGCTCAGCCCGTGCTGCTCTTCGAGCGCTTCCAGCGAGCGCCATGTGATCCTGAGCGTGCGCGGCTTGTCGAGCGTGACCTTTACGCCGGCTGCGGGAGGCATCAGGCGAGCGCCTCGACGATCGCGCCGGTCACGCGGACCTCCGACGTCGCCATCGCGGCCGCGCCCTCGACGGTCGGCAGCTCGCGGTCGAAGGTGCGCACGTATCCGTCGAACGTCAGCGTAGCGACGTCGGAATCGTCGGTAGCCGAATCCGGGAGTGTGACGACGATCTCGACGGTCGTGCCGGCCGCCTTGAGCGTCTTCAGGTTGGCCTGCCCGGTCGCTCCAGGGACGTAGCGCATTTCCATCGTCATCACGCCCGAGTCCGACAGGCCCGCCACGTACTCCCTGACGCGGTTCGAGTCCGAGTCCGTCGTCTCGACCTCGTCAACGTCACCGCCTGGCAGTGAGATGTTGACGATGCCCTCGACGTCGACCGAGTCGACGCTGACGACGGTACCGTGTGCGAAGAACTTGATTCCGGCCACTGGAGACCTCCTCTAGGTCAGGCCACAGCCGCAGCGTAGGCCAGGTAAGACATCGTCAGGTTGAGTCGCTCACGGTCGTCGTAGAACTCGGCAAACGCCGAAGCTCGGGCCGCGATCTGCATGTAGGCGGTCGAACCGAGCGTTTCGCCCTGCAGGCTGTGCAGCGCGTCGTAGATCGCGCGGGCCTTGGTGTTGATCTCGTCCCGGGTATCGGCCGCAGCACCACGCACCCGTACCTGCACGGACGGAATAGTGAGCGCGGCCGATCCGAGCCCTTCGGCGGCATGCGCTTCGGGCGCGGGCCCGACGTCGGACGCGACGGCCACGAGACGCTCCGTCTCGTCGTGTACCCGCCCGCGAGTCGACGGCCAGCCCGTCGCACCGTCCACGAGCCCCTCGGCAATCAGGTAGCTCTGCACGTCTGCGGCGAGATCGATCACGCTACCCTCCCGATCCGTGCGGTAAGCCATTCGGCCTGCCGTCGAAGCGCGCGAATCGCCGCTGACCCACCGGGCCGCCAGCGGTCGACGCCACGCACGAGGTAGCGCGCTTCACCGACCGGATGGCGGTAACCGAGCTCCTCATGCTGGCGCAGCGCGTAGGACGTCGCCGCGTCACCGAAGCTGAGCAGCACGGTCAGGTCGGAGCGCGGACCCTCGACCCTGCCCGACGCCCTGAGCGCGCCGGTATCGACGGGCACGCCGTAACCGGGCGCCGACGCCTTGACGTCGGTCATGATCTCCTCGCCGATCTGGCGGAGGCCCGAGCCGAGCGGCTGGCGCATGCCGTGGCTGAACGCCTCGATCTTCCTGGCAGCGCGAGCGAAGTTCCTGCGCGTGCTCACGCTATTCCTCCCGAGCCAGCAAGCGGACATGGTCGACCACACCGCGTAGCGTCTTCTTTTCCTCGTGGATCTCGACGACCGCGGTACGCTCCTCGCCGAGCGTCTCGAATACCAGCCGGTCACGCCACAGCGGGAGCGGAGACTCGCCCGCATCGATCCAGACCGTGTACTGCGTGCGGATCTCGGAGCCGTCAGCGCGCTTGGTAAGCCGGTCCTCACGGACGACGCGGGCCATGACCGTGCCCTGGTTCTGGTAGTCGGGCGTCGACTGCCCGTCGAAGCTGATGAACCGCTCGACGGTGACCTCGGTCACGGCGCTACGTCGGAGGGTGCGCGTCATGCGTAGCCCGTCCCGACCCGGAACCGGAACTTGTTCCGCTCGTCGTCGAACGCGTCGTCGATGGTGCCGGTCGGGTCGAGCGCGATTGCGGCCTTCAGGTACTCGCTCACCTCGTCGTCGCGCTGGAAGGTGTCGGACGTGTCGCCGATCTTCGAGGCCTTCAGGCGCGGATCGCGCAGCGTGACGAAGTGCGCCGCCAGGTACTTCTCGATCAGCGTGAGCTTCGCAGACGAGATCGTCGTGTCCGCGCTGGCGATGTCGTCCACGAACGTGCTCGCGTCGTCGATGAACGCGAGAACTTGATCCGACGTCAGGTCGGTGTCGATCGCCAGCCTGACCGCGGCCTCGGTGGTGCGCGCCATCAGACGAGCGCCTCCAGCCGCGCGGCCGCTGCGTCACGGCCTTGCACCTTCTCGCCGTCGATCAGGTACCAGCCGCCGCCGACCGCGTAGTCACCGAGGTTGCGACCAGCGACCGGAGCTGCTGCGAGGTCCGGGCCATCGTCATTGCACGGGCGCACGTACACGAGCTTGTAGGCTCGGCGCAGGAGCTCGTCAGCGCTCGGACAGAACTCCGCGCCACGCTCTACGCGCGTCCCGTCGTCCCTAGTCCACGGTGCTCCCGTGTTCCGGTACACGGCGGCCGCCATCAGGCACCATCACGCATCCGCCGGCTCGCGCGACGTGAGGTCGCGGCCGCGGGCCTCGAGGATCTCGGCGACCTGGGCCTTCGTGTACTGGCCGTTGAACGCGGGCTCGATGCCCTCGAAGTCCTCGGCCCTGAGCCCGGCTTCGAGCGCGAACCTGAGCGTGCCCTCAGCCATCGGAAGCGCACGGATCCCGATGTCGGCGCCGTTCGACATCGGCCGGCGATCGGTGCGCCGCACGCTCTCGTATTCGGAGCGCGTCAGCTCGCTCGCCTTGCCGCGCAGGCTCCCGTTGGCGATCTGGCGCTCGGTCGGCCGAAACCGCTGGCCGGGTCCGAGCCGGATCCCGCCGGGCAGGTGCTTGTAGCCTTCCCGGACCTCGTAGACCCGGTCCGACTGCTTCTCGCCCGAACGGTAGTCGGTCACGCCGAGCTGACGGTTGAGGTCGATCTGGTCGATCCGCTTGGCCTGCTGTGCCTTCAGCGACTCCTGCGCCATGGTGTCCTCTAGCTGAGGTGTGCGATGCCGGCCGCGGTGGTCAGCGCCGGAAGGGTGCCTTCGGACAGCGGGGCGCGGGCCGCGGCGACCTTGAGCGCGAAGCTCATGACCGCCAGGATCGCCCACCGCGTGCCGAGCCCGCCGAGGATGTCCCACGTCACCGTGGTGATGTCCTGACCGATGACGGCCTCGACCACTCCGCTCGTCATCTGCACGAGCAGCACGTTGTCGTCGCCCAGCGCCGGCAGCACGCGGATCGACTCGACACCGTCGATAGACAGCAGCCGCTCGCGCAGCGTGCGGTCCGACTCGACCTTGTAGTCCTCGTCGATCACGCCGTCGAAGTTGGCCGGGATGTAGAGCACGTACGGGCCCGTGAACCCGTTGTCTCGGAGCGCCGTGCGCATCGCGAGCACGTCCGTGATGGCGGCTTCGGGTGTACCGCTGATGTCGTTCCACGCGGTGTCGGAGAACGAGAGCTGCTCGCGGCTGGAGAAGTTCGTGTAGCCGGGCAGCGTGTTGGCGCCGAGCACGACGTCGGACCCGTTGACCAGGGTGTCCTCGATCGTCTCCGCGACGGAGCGGGTGTGCTCCTCGACGTTGACCAGGCTGACCGAGGGACCGTAGGCCATCCCGGCGGCCTGGTGGCGGGCGTCCATCTCGAACTGCGACGCCGTCACCGGGATCGGGATCGCCGTGCGCGCGAACGTCACGAGATCCTTGTCGCCGAGGTCCAGGATGCTCATGCCCTGCGTGGCCTTACCGACCGGCGTCACGCGATCGAACTCGAACGTCGTCGCGCCGATGCCTTGCGGTGTCGTGGTCGTGAGGCCCGACGACCGAAGATCGGCGACCGCCCTGAGGTCACGCCGCGATACCCGCGTCAGCGTCTCCTCGATCGCGCGGGTCTGGTCCTCGCGCAGCGTGTTGTTCTCGACGAGCAGCTGGTACATCGCCTTGCGGTTGATGACCGGGCGGCCGTCCTCGAAGCGGATGAAGTTCCTGGGAACCGCGCTGATGAGCGGCCCGCCAAGCGTCTGGTCTGCCATGATTCAGAGTCTCCCGGAGGTTAGATCGCGCCGAGCGCGGCGACGTAGATTTCGACGCGGCCGACGGAGCCGCCGAGATCCGAATCGGCGGACGCTTGCCCGATGACGTAGTCACCCGAGTCCGCGAGCCGCACACCGCCGACGCCGTCCGAGCACACGAAGTCGCCCTCGGCGATCGTGTCCGTCGTGTAGGCGTTGATCTTCGCGCCCTGCTCGGGGAACAGGATCGTGATGGAGTCCGCGTCGGCGATCACCGTGTCGATGCCGGCCCCGTCGTTCTCGTGGTTCTCCTTGGCGAACATCGGGAACGCCTGGCCGCCGTCGACCGCATGGCGGATCACCTCGCCGCCGGTCTCCAACTGCACCAGCATGCCCGGCGTGATCGTCGCGGTCTCGACGATGCGGCCTTCCTCGCGTGCCTGGCCCCGGAGAAGAATCGTGTTGCGCGCCATGGTCAGTTCGCCTCCTTCTTGTCGAGCACCGAGCTACCACGCGGGCCGTCCATCACGCCCTGCACGAAGTCGAACGAGCCGGTTCCGGTGTTCACCGCGGCCGGCCCACCCAGCGCGCTGTAGTCGACCTTGCGGAACACCGTGCCGTGCAGCTGGCGCAGCATGGAGATGTCCATCCCCCGGATCTGGTCGTCGGAGAACTGCGTGCGACCGTTGTAGATCAGGTCCTCTTGGAGCTTGAGTCGCTCCTTCATCTCGGCCTGACGCGCGTGCGTGGTCGACGCCTCGAGCGCGTCCTTCTCGCGGCGCAGCTCGACGATGCGAGACTGCAGCTCCGCGATCTCGGGCGGCGCGGGCGCGGGCGGCTCGACGGAACCGGAAAGCGCCTTGAGCTGGCAGTCGCTCAGCTTGTTCAGCGCGTCCCGGTCCAGCGGTCCGGCCTCGGCCAGCTGGGCGATCATCTGCTCACGATTCATGGTGCCTTCCTCCAGAGTTGGTTCAGCCACCGGCTCGGCGGCGGGCGGCTCCTCGTTGGTCCTGCTCAAGAACGCGAGGAGCCGGTCAACGGCCTGCGCGAACTTGCCCTGCGTCCCTTCGTCCATGGTTTTCTCCGGGTCGCACGGTCCCGCGTGGTTCGCCGCGAGCCCGCATCCGTCCACGACGGAACACGCGCCGATCGCGTCAGCGAAGACCGCCAGGTGATCGAGCCCCGACAGCGGATGGATCACGACGTCGTAGCTCTCGCCGTTGTGCACGCCGGGTGTTTCGTCGACCGTGACCGCGAAGCCGGTGCTGACCTCGACCGGCTGGCCCGTCTCCAGCTTGGCAAGGATCGCGCGCAGGTCCGGTACGTCGCCGGCCCGTGCCGGGTCGAGGTACACGTCGGCCTTCAGCGCGCCATCGGCTACGCGAGCGTTGAGCACGATGCCGACGCCGAGCCGGTTGAGCACCTCGGGCGAGCGAGCGCTGACGTTCGGGTGATCCGCGACCGCCGGGCTCCCGTTCGATGCCTCAGCCCACGAAGCGGTGATGTCTTCGGCGGGCAGGAACGTGCGACCGAGGTTGTTGTTCAGGATCTGCGAGCGGACGAGCGTGGCGGGCGCGACGACGTACGAACGGCCCATCAGCACTTCGCGGCGGACGGGCGCCCGAAGGTTCGTCATCAGCGTTACGCGCTGTGCTTCGCTCAAACTCGTGCTCCTGAAACGCAAAGAGCCCGGCACCCGTCCCGTGTGGGATAGGGTGCCGGGGCTCGGTGCTGCTCACCCTGGGGGTGAGGGTCCGTAACTGCCGGCTACTGCATTTCGTGTTGCGTTCAGGGCAACGGTACTACATTCGGCGTGGGTACGTCAAGGCGCCCGTAGGCTGTCCACGAATCGCTCGTCGGATTCGTCCAGGTCGATCGGCCTGAGTCCGCGGCTCTCACGGTAGTCCCGGACACCGCCGTCTTGGAGCTTGATCGTGATGTCGGCCGAGGCGCGCTCGATCATCTGGTCGGCGATCCGGCGCAGGTAGCGGAGCGACGCTTCCGGCAATTCGCGGTACCCGTTGCCGTTCTTCATGGCGCCCGCATCCTGCCCACATGGAGCGGATATCGCGTCGTCGTTCGGTTCCTGGCGCTCACCATGCTACAGGACACCGTCAGCTCCCGGAAAGATCAGCCCCTCGCTGCATCGGCAGTTCGGTTCGAGCGGTGGGCCGGATACCCGACCGAGCGGTGTCTCGTAGCTGCCACCGTCGACCGGAACACCGTCGGGGTTCATGCCGGGCACGGCGGCGTGCGTCTCGCGCAACCGATCGTCGGGCGTCACGATCCAGTGCCGCCTAGCCGTCTCCGGTAGGTGCCCGTCCTTTTGCGCCTGACGCCATCCCTGCCGAAGTCCGAAGTTGCTGCTACGCAAGGTCTCGGTCCTGGCGATGTTGAGAGCCCGCCGGTTCGTCAGGCTGAGCGAGTACTTGCGCTGCATCTCCTCGATCAGCTCCTCGGTCATGGTGCCGTCGCGGAGCGCCTTGCGGATACGTGCCTTGTCGACAGCCGAGAGGCGGCGGGAGCCGGTGAACGTGCCGGCACGTAGCTCGCGCGCGAGGTTCGACGGCGCGGCGGCCCAGTTCGGTGGAAGCCCCACTACCTGCCGGATCGCCACGGCCTGCTGGCGTGTGGTCAACCCTTCGGACGCGCCGGCGGCGATCACGATGCGGACCGCCTCGCGCACGTCCTCGGTGATCGCTACCACGAGGTCAGCCGCTTGGGCGCGCGCGAACATGACGACGTTCGGGTCCACGCGGTTGAAGCTCACCGAGATGCCGAGAGCGTCAGAGAGGATGTCCGCACCCGCGGCCCCCGTCGCGCTGGCCGTGCGGTGCAGCAACTCCGACAGCGAGTCGCCGCCCGCGAAGATGGCGCTGAGCCGAGACGGACCGATAGCGGCGATGATGGCGTTCAGGTCGCCCGACGCTATCGCGCTCCCAAACTCCACGTCGTCGATACCGGCCTGAAGGCGGGCGACGGCGTTGAGGTAGGACGCCGCGACCTGCGGGCCGAAGCGGCGCGCGATGCGGCGAGCGACCCAGAAAGAGCGCGAACGCGGGCGTCCGGCGGTGGCGTTGGTGGCAGGGCGGGCGAGGGTGGCGGTCATGCCTGCTCCCTGAACACCTCGACAAGTTCTGTCGCGATCGCCTTCCCCACACCCTTATACGCCATCCATTCCGACTCAGAGAGGAGCTTGGCCTGGTCCCGCCCAATGTCGTGCTTGTAGAGCAGGTTACGGGCGCGCACCGACAGTTCTGCCATGTCACTCGCCCAATGATCCAATTGCGGGTACCAATCGGGTCGCGGCGCTGAACGTCCAACGCACCAATACCGCTCGGCACACCGGCACATGACTTCCGCGAATCGCCCGGCGACACGCTGCTCACTGATGTTCCACTTACGGGCCAGATTTACCCAAACCCTACCGTGTTCAAGCACGTTCAGCGCGATGTCCCGGTCTCGTTCGTCAGTACCCCGGCTGCGATCCGTTACTTCGCAGACCAGACGCCGCAGCGTCTCAATATCGCCGCTCACTCACCCTCCCCGCAGGAGTCGAAGTAACCACGCCCGTAGACGCGTTGCACGGCGCCAGCATCCATGCGCCCTCGGCTCATCCTGGGCTCCCGACGTCCCGCGCTCTCTTGTCCGCGATTATCGTCCGCCACGCCTCATCGAACCCCGGCCTCGGGTCTCCGTCCTCTACCCACTCGTCTCCGCAACTACGGCACGACAGAAACCATTCGCCCGCGATGTACTGCTCAGGTTCATAGTCGTCCATTTCCACGAACTCGTCCGTCCGGCATACGCAGCACTCGACGAGACGAGGTAGCACGAACTCCGTCGTGACAACACCATGCCTCCTGGGCTCATTGTTAGGGATGTATACCTCGACCCAGCCCTCCTCGGTGTCGTAGCCCCTAACGAAGAGTTGCCTCACGCCGTCCAAGTAGACGCGGTAGGGCGCGGGAACAGTGCCGTCCCATGTCGTCATCGCTTCACCTGGAACATCCCGAGCGCCTTGCCGCACGCCGTGCATTTCGGTCTACCTGCCGCGAGTGCCACCCACGACCACGGGATGATCCAGAAGCCGAGG